TACTTTTTAGTAACTTCAAGTTTATCTTTTTGAAGTAAAGGAGACCAAGGTGCAAATGCAATTTGTCCTCGTTGCTGTGACGGTACTGCCACAATCGGATCAGTGATTGTAATTGAATCAGTGTCCTCTTTTAAAATGTCAGCGATTACATCTTCGCCAGACCACATACGAATTAGTTTTACAGTCATTTGAATTCACACTCCACCATAATTTCGGTTAAACAAGCAAGTAGGTTAATTTCTTGATCTGCTACAAATGCTACTTGGTACTGGTATTTAGCCAGAACAAGAACAGCAGCAGGAATAGAACTAACGACCAAGGTTTCATATAAACTATCATAGATACGACGAAAAAGCAAAGTAGTATCATTATCCAAGTTGGTATTAACCCACTTACGGACTTCAGAAAAGTTTTTCTCTTTGAGATTCTTGGTGAGATCATTTATTGAAACATCAGAAAAGGACGCTAGTATGCCAGAGTCTATTTCACCTCCGACCGAGTATCTTTGACACTCATTAAGAACTCTCCTCCAATCAGGAAAGTGTTTGCTGATTAACTCAGCAACGACCTTCTTATCACTCTTAATATTTTCTTTGTCAAGAATATGATTTATTCTAGAAAAGAATTGTGCTGCTATTGTTGGTTTGTCTTTTTTATTAACTGAGAAGTCAACAACAGAACACCTAGAATGTAATGGGTCGATAATTTTGTTTTTGTAGTTACAGGTAAAGATAAACCTGCAGTTTTTGGAGAACTCCTCAATACTCGCTCTGAGAAGGAGTTGTACATCGGAAGTGGTATTGTCTGCTTCATCGATGATGATGACTTTATGTTTCGACTCGCTTGTAAGAGAGACGGTAGATGCGAAGTTCTTTGCGTTCGTCCGAACAGTGTCGAGAAAACGTCCTTCATCCGACCCATTAATGACATAGTAATCTGCTCCTAATTGATTACACAATGCTTTTGCTACTGTGGTCTTACCGATACCTGGTGGACCTGACAATAACATATTTGGTATCTCCACTCTATCAACAAAATCTTGAAAAGTTTTCTTGATACTCTTTGGTAAAATACATTCATCAATTGTAGTGGGTCTGTATTTTTCAACCCATATAAAATCACTCATAATAAAATTGCAACTTTGCTAATTGCTATACTCATCAAAAATGCTAACATAATTGCAACATCCCATTGTTTGTTTTGAACATAAAAAGGAATGCAAATGATATCAGCAATAATATGCATTATCGCACCATAAAAGGTTGATACATGTAGTATAACAAAATACGCACAAATAATCAACACTGAACCTGTGATTCTTCCTGCGACTAATAAATTCATTTAAAACCTTTAGATTGCTTCTTTGATTTTGGTATGTCTATGACTTCTACCACTGCATCAAAATTAATCATATTACAATGATTCCACCACCACTCTTGAACTTCGTCCCAAGATTCTACAATAAAAGTAGCATAGTGTTTAGAAACTATCTTGTAATGATGACGATCATATGGTTCGTCACTTGTTTGAGAAAAATATCTTGGATCATTCTTTTCGATCAGTTTAGTCATCATGATCATCCCAAGGATCTTTTAATTCTTTGTTTGCAAAGAATCCTTTGTATACTCCATACCCTGCTAAGAGTATAGTGATTACTGCTATTGAAATACCAAAGGTATAATTAGGATCAAATGTAAAGTGAGGTATTAATGTCTCATTACATCTAGCAATCTTCTCTGGGTCATTCCATGTACCAGGTAAAGTATAAACTGGTGGACATGCTAAAAAAATCATTCTTGTGATCTCCATTCTTTTCTCATTGTAACATACTTTTCATCGTATGCAGCTTTATCTCTCATTTGTTTGAAAACGCTTGCAGAACGGGACTTTTCACAGTGTAATGCGGTTGGCGACTGCGGTGATACGGAACCATCTCTAGCGTACTTTTTCCCACTAGGATGATTTGCATACCTACGGGAGCGAGTAAATCCCATCTCAAGAAACTTCCTTGCCATATCCATTCCAATGAAGTCCTGTTGCTCCTTATAGTCACAAAACATGGAGTAGATTTTATTAGCAGATTTGCGAGCAATAGTTTCATTTACAAATCTCCAATGAGCGCATATATCGTTAGTGTAAGGCCGTACCAATAGCACTCCTTGTTCTCCCCTTCCAATACGATAAAGTTTGCGATTTTCTTCAACTGTAAAATCAATGTTCTTGTAATCGAGGTCATAATCAAATTCTTTCATTTTCCTTTTTTATATCATTGTGCAATCTTTGAGTTGCATATTCTTTCATGTATTCTTCTCTACCATCTTTGGTAAAGACCTTTCTTTCGTAATCGAAATCAGGATGAGGTGCAGCAGATATCACTGGGTCTTTTGTTCTATTCTTAATAACAATAAACCTGTCAGCAGCAAATGTTCCTGCCAACTGAACTACAATCTCATCTTCATCTTTCCAGTTGACAGTACCATCCCTCTTGGTGTGTAACATTGCCTCTTGAATCTGGTCAATAATTTCTTGTGTTAGTTTCATAGCCACTCAGGTTTACGGTCAGGTATGCGAAGATAGTTAGTTGCAGCCCATGGCTTCGATGCAATATATCTTCGGTATGCAACAAATGTGTCTATACTATCATCAAACTTCCATTCTTCAGGCATTGCACGAGGAAACTGTGTTGCCTTATGATAACAATCATTTGGAAGTTGTCCAGTTTTTTCATAGAATATTGCTTCTGCTTCTAACAATGGTTCTTCACATGTGTGAGTTTTACCATATCTTTCTGTATATTCATTAGACAATCCAAATCCATGTGCAATAAGCCATGCAGTGTTATTAATATTTTCTGCAGCCCAGGCGGTGCAGGGATGACCTCTGAAGGCGCCTTTATCAGTTTTGTAGGGTGTACCATCCCTTTTGGTTAATTGACCCCAATCAAAGTACCATTTGGAATATACCATTGATAACATTTGACATGTCTCAAGGGGCATTTTGACAATGTGTTTGTCAGGTAATACTCTTGCCGATTCATAAGGGCAAGGTTCAGTCACGAATACATTCATAATTAATAATTATAGGTGCAGGGTCATTCCAATGGCGTATGTTCCCTGCGATAATGAAACAATTAGTAACAACTAACTGTATAAAAATAAAGGTGCGAATCTTGGCAATGGTGTCTGCTTCCTTGTTGGACTTACCAGACTTTTCTCCAAGTGCTTTCGCCCATACTCTCCAAAACTTCTTCATATACCCAACAACTTTCGTTGTCGTTCAAAGTATCCATGAAGAATCCATGAACTGCTGTTCATCTTTTCAGTTCCACCAACAGCCCACTCAAACTTTACTCTATCATTATTTCCAAACTTATCAAGCTCTGGTGTGTTACCTTTTGCACGATCTCCACCATTACAAAAGACAACTGTTTGAGATATCTCTAGACATTTCTCAATCGCACCACAGGCAGAATCATCAACGTCATCCCAAGATACAACGGCGTCAACCATATTCAGATGACGAATGATGTCTGCTCTTTCTGTCCAAGATTGAAAATATTGACCTTTCTTTCTCTTTAACCAAGGATCTCCATTGAGACCAACAACCAGATAGTTTGATAGGTCTTTTGCTCTCTCAAAGTATCGAATATGACCACTATGTATTGGATCGAATCCACCAGTGACAAGACTTACTTTCTCAAAGAACATTACTCAAATGTAGAATCAGGTTCAAGTGCAATGTAGTATTTTACATCGATATCTGTATTAGTAAAACAAGATAGAAGTTTTGATGATACAACCACGTTGTATGACCCAGGCAGAATCTTAATATTCTCTACCTTAAAGTTAAACACGAAATCATTTATGGTTTCGCCAACGGTCACTGAGAAGTGATTGGATGTATCATTCTTCTTATCACGAACAACAATACTGATTGAACCATCTTTACCAATTACTGATAGATCAGGAACTTGATATACTGCAGCAGCCTTAAGAAGTTTATCTAACTGATTAGTATTCAGTTGAAAACAAACATCTTCAGTTGGTAGTGTAATCTCCTTTTCTGGTGGACTTACAATTACGTTTGGATCTGCAAAGAAATACTTTGATCTTGCTCTGTCTTCACTAATGACAGTATATCCATCATTCTTGAAATCTAACTCAGGTTTTTGATGCAAACTCAATGCATTTAAAAACTGATTCAAATCATAGATACCAAAGTCTTTTAAAAAATACAAAATGTTTCGGTTCGGAATTTTGCACAACAAAAAGGTAGTCAATAGACGTTTTTTCCGATAGTGTCTGGTTCATATATTAAGTTTACTGAATTCATGAGTGATAACACTCCAGAGTCAAATCAGGACTCCGGCTCCGATACAAGCTCAGAAACCAAAAGCTTTTCAGAGAAGTACTCTGATGTTATGGGAAAAGTCAATGAAACCCTTGGTAATGTTGATTGGACTCAAATGGGTAAGTATGGCAAGGCGGCAGGCATAATAGCTGTTGTCGTAATTGCTCAGATAATAATTAAGGTTGTCATTGACACGATAAACTTTTTCCCAATTCTTCCTGGCTTACTAGAACTACTAGGCGTAATTGTTGTCGGTCAATGGAGCTGGCAAAATCTTCGTACCAGTGAAAATCGCGAAGCTGTTTTAGATAAGGTACAAAATCTTAAAAAGACATATTTAGGTTAGTCAAATATTACATATTGAGTATTGCTTTAGCGTAATCTTGAACTTGTTTTAAGTACGTTCCTCCAAACATATTGGCATGATTTAATATGTGGTAAAAATTATAAATAATAATTCTTTTTTCAAACCCTTTTTTTATAGGAAAAATTTTATGATATTCTTCATAAAATTCTTTTCTAAAACCTCCAAATAGTTTTGTCATAGCTATGTCTACTTCATTATCTGCCCACCAAGATGCAGGGTCGAATATAACCCCCTTTCCATTTTTGTCCATTCCTGCATTGCCTGACCATAAATCACCATGAACTAGAGCATTTATTGGTTTGTGATTCAGCAATTCTGATTTAATTTTTTCTTTAACTTTATTTATAGTTTCTTTATCTAAAATCTTAGATTTAAGAGTTATTAATTGAGGTATTATTCTTAAGTTTAAAAAACAATCTATCCAATTATCTTCCAAGCCTTTCTTCTGATCTGTTGTTCCGATAAAACCCTCAACTTG